TAATTGCGGTTCCATACCGCCACGTACCAACCGACAGCCTGCTGGTGGGCCGTCACTGCAAGCGACAGCGCGCCCGTTGCCGACGTGTACGTGCCAGTGACACCGGAAAAGGAGGTCTCGTAAGTGTCCACCATGCTGTCGCCAAACAGCACGGTCTTCGGCGAGTTTCCGATATTGATGGCTGTCCCATCCCCTGACACCAGGGATTGAGTTTCGGCATCGTACTGAACCAGCTGCCGGTCAATCTCATCCACCAGCCACCCCGCACCCGTCAATGTAGCTCCTGCCATGATTCGCTCCTATGCTGCCATCAGGGCGCCCATGACGCCCGCTTGCTCTGGATTCTTCGCCTGCGCCTCGACCTGCTGCGCCATGGCCTGTTTCTGTTCCGCCTCCTGCGCCGCTTCCTGGCGGGCATCGCGGATCATCTTGATGTCGTCGTCCGAGCGCATGAGCTTGCCCGGCACGCCCAGGTACTGAGCGCGCAGCCGGTCGGCCTCCTCCCAGTCGTAGATGTCCATGAGGGCGGGCTGCGTCTGCGCCTTGGTGATGATGCCGGTCTCCAGTCGATCCATGGCGACGACATCCTCCAGCCGCTGCGCACGTGCCAGCGGGCTGATGTAGCGCACATGGAACTGCCGCCCGGCCAGCGACTGCGGGGGTTGACCCAGCGCACCAGCACGAAACGCCAGGCCGAAGCACCGCTCTACGAACGGCTGCAGGTATTCCGACTGCAGGCGCCCGTACACCGGCCCGAGCAATTGGCGGATCAGGCCCACACGCACATGCACCTCGGTGGCGGTCATCTGCGGGCCGTCCTGCGGCTGCAACTGGTCGGCCATGAGCGTGCGCCGGATCTGGGCCTGCAGCTGGGCCTTCATCGTGAAGCTGACGTTGAAGTCGGCGCCGGACTTCAGCTCCTTCATGCTGCCCACGCTGTTGGCCACGATGATCTTGCGCGGGCCGACCTTCACGGTCTTGGGGTTGAGCACGCCATCGTCCTCGGCGATCCACATGCCGGCGATGGCGAGATCCAACGCGGCCTTCTCCATGCGCACGAGCTCGTTGAGCTCCAGCATGTCAGGCAGCGCATCGAACGCCGGGCCGACTGCGTAAGTGCTGCCCGGGATCATCGTCCAGCGCGGGATGGCGCAGGGGAATTCCTCGAAGCCCTGCTCGAGCAGCACATGCTTGCCGTCGACCTCGATGTCGCAGGACATGAACGGCATGTTCTTGGAGAGCTTGGAGCCCACCGCGTACAGCTTGCGCGGCTCGATCACGCGCACCAGTTCGACGTTCTCGAATGGCTTGTCGATGGCCTTGTTGCGCAGCTTGTCCGACACCGTGCCACCGCGCTGGGTGAAGTGCTCGACCGCCTGCTGCGCGGTCATGGTGTATTTGCGGTACACCGTGTCGGCCCGGCCGTCCTGGCGCGTGGAGCTGATGAAGCACTCGGCAATGGGCCACTGCTCGAAGGCATAGCCCCCGCCCACCTCGCGGTTGATGTCCGTGAACAGCACGAACCAGCCCGCGGCCACCATGTCGAGGCAGCACTCATAACCGGCGGCGTCGAAGTTGCCGGCGTGGATGTTCTGCCAGACGGTGTCGGCCGCATCATCCAGCCACTTGCGCTCCTCGTCGGACTCGTCGCCCACGTCCAGGCCGAACCAGCGCGAATTGGCCGGGGTGATGCCGCCCATCAGGCCCGAGGCCAGCGTGCGTGCTGCGTCGGTGCCGGTGCTGTCCAGCCGTGCCGCATTGCGTGCGCGTGCCGTGTCGTTGGTGACGCCCTGGAACCCGGTGCCTCTGACCGGGAAGGTCATGTCGAAGCAGTCGCGCCAGTCGGACTCGAAGGGTGAGCGGCCACCCTGCAGTGCTGCCAGGCGGTCGAGGATGGCTTTTGCGTCTGCCGCCATCACTGCCCCAGCGTTGCTTTGCCACCCAGCGCCGGCACGTTGCTCGATGCCGTGTCCACCGCCAGCAGGCTCGATGCCTTGCGGGCTCGGTTGCGCTCTGCGAGTTTGCTGTTCGCCGCCTGGGTGGCCTTGGCCTCAGCGGCTGCGCGCTCGGCGCTCGGATCGGCCAGCGGCGCGACCTTGGGGGCCTTGGGTGCGAGTGCCTTGGCAGCGACTGCGCCACCACCAGCGAGCGCGGCCATCGTGAGCGCGGAGATGCACATGGTCAGCGGTGCGCGTTGTACTGCGGGGCCTCGACCGGGCACACCCAGCCGTCAAGCGTCAGCACGGCGCGGCGAATCTTGGTCGGGTCCACGTCCACGGCGCGCAGGCCCTCGGGCTTGTTGCTGGCGAGCTTCTCGGACATCGCGGCGCTGTCAGCGGCTGCAATGGCTGCATCGCGCTGGGCCTTGTCGTCGGGGGTGGGTTCGCCGGGGGTCTGAACGACGCGCTCGGGTTTGGACATGGGCAGGACTCCTGTCGGGGGGATAGGCCCGCAGTGTCAGCCTGTGCGCTGTTCGGGTTCCCGGAAATCAGCGGTCCTAGACGGGCGGCGTGTTCTGCAGGTTCTGCTTGAGCGCGTAGCCCATGAGCGGCCACACCTTGTTGACAGCATTGGCGCGGGCAATCTTGCGGCCCAGTTCGGCGTCGAAGTTCTCGGGGCTGGCGCATACGGACTCTCCAACCACGGTGAACCCGTTGCGCAGGACCAGCACGCAAAAGGTCAGCAGGTTCAATGCCTCGATCGTGCGGGGCACTTCCCAGTTGGCGGCGTATTTGGCATGCTCCCCGCGGTGCATGGCGCCATCAAACGCGGTGAAGTAGTGCTCGCTGCCGATGTTCGCCTCGATGTCGGCCGGCGTGATGCGCGGTGCGGTCAGCCCCTTTGCGCGGATCTCCCGCTCGATGGCGCCGTCGTCGGTCCTGGGTGATTCGATTCGTTCCATAGTTTCTCCAAGTTGCCGCGCATCAATGGCCGCGCGGCTTGCCACTCAAACCGTGTGCGTTCCTTCGACGCCGCGCCGCATGCGCTCGATGGTCCGTTGCTGCAGCCAGTGTTGGGCCTCCTCGATGTGGGTCAGCGCGCAGGCATTGGCCTTGCAGGCATACGGCCCCTTCTGGAAGCTGCGCAGACGGTCCGCGACGATGGCCAGCAGCACTTCGTGGGTCAGTCCGTTGACACCAACCTCGGCAATCGGGCCGTTCTGGAACAGGATGCACTGCCCGTTGATAAAGGGCTCTTCGAGGACGGGTTCGTGCTGCCATCGAAGCCGCTCACGTCATAGTGGTGGTGAGCGCCTCCAGCGCCCGGCTCATCCATCACTGTGATGGTCAGCGTGTCGTTGGCGGGGTTGACCTTGTGGTCGTCAATGGTGCGCATGGTTTCTCCTGTTTGCCGCGCATCAATGGCCGCGCGGCTTGCCGCTATTTCCGCACCCTCTCCTGCCGAATGCTCCCCGTAATCCGCGGCACAGGCGGGCCCTCCAACTGCGCGGCGCCGGAGGATCTTGCGGCTTTGGCTCGAATAGCTTTCCGTCAACGCCGCACATGGCCCCAGCTCGGTTTTCGCGCTCGTGGTAGCAAAAATGCGCCGGGCCTCCATCAACGCGGTTTCGGACTCTGCCGCATTTTGGGTGGTGCGACAGTGGGCCGGGGACGCAATGCACGCAGTCTGTGCAAAGTTTCACCGCCGCACCCTCTCCTGCCTGATGCTCCCCGTAATCCTCGGCACAGGCGGGTGCATCCTGTGCTGCCAAAGCGCCAGCAGCCGATTGCCGTCCGCGTACTTCGGTTCCGCGTCGAGGTTCTTGAACCCGTGCAGCGTGGACACCGGGATGCCGGTTGCCTCGAACACGGCCTGCAGGGTCATGCCGTGCATGCTCAAGTCGATCAGGATGCGGCTCCAGTCGTATCGCTGGTCGGGGGCTAGGATTGGGGCTGTGGTCATTGCTTCCACCTTTCTCGCATCGCCCGCAGATGCTGCGCCGCGCTGCGGTTGATGAACTCGGCCAGCCTCTTGCTGGCTGCGGCTTGCATGGCGTCGAGCTGTTGCTGCGTCATTGCACCCCCTCATGCCAAACAACCGGCCGCTCCGATTGCCGCTGCACCAGCCAGCTCGATGTCCCCGCGATCTTCGACAGCAGCAGCCACGGAAGTTTCGCCTTCGCAGCCTGCCCCATCGCCTGCTTGCGGTGCGCCGTGGTGATCGCCGCGCAGTTCTTGACCTCCACGCTGTACGTGCGCCCGGTCGCCAGGTCGCAGGCCCAGAAGTCCTCCGCCTGCGTGCCGCTGTTGAGTTCGGCCACGGACCAGTCGCGGGACTGCAGCAGGTCGCGGGCTTCGCGTTGGCCTTTGCGGCCTTTGTTGCGGCTGGCGGCGCTCATTCACACCACCCCCTGCGAAACCGCGCGCGCAGGCGCGAAGGGCTTGAGGATTGACCACATCTCCTGACGCAACCATTCGGCGTGTTCGGGTTGGCCCACATCCCGCCAGGCTTGGACTTGCGCGGCTATGCGTTGCTGCTGTTCGGCGGTCATGCCAGATCCCCGGTGAGCGTCAGGGCCAGATCCACCACCTCGGGCGGGAAACTGTCGCCAGCGCGGACGCAGTTCAGAATCACGTGGGCTTCGGCGTAGGTCATAGCTGAGCACCTCCGGGATGCAGTCCGAGCGCGTTTTTGTAGCACCGGATCTGGTTCGCGTTCAGCACATCGCCGGCATCGTGGCGAGACTTGAGCCGGCGCGCCCAGGCTTTCATGTCACCCGCGTCCGGATCGGGCTTTTTCATGCCCTCGATGACCGCCTTGCGCACGGACGGATGCGCTGGCGCCTCGTTCGTCAGGATCGGTGTATCGGCTGCCGGCTTCTGCAGGCACAGGGCCTTGAACTGCAGCGCGGATGGCGGGAATTCTGCAGGCAGGTGCTCCAGCGCGTACTTGATCGAATCCGGCCGGATGCCGGCCAATTCCGTCGCCCAGGTGGTCCGCACGAGGTGGGCGTCGATGCCCGTCCACATGTTCGTGAAGCGGTTTCCGTACAGGCCCGTCAGGCGGGCAAACAGCGCGTCGATCCAGTTTTCAGGCAAGGGTGAGTGCATGGGAATCCTTCGGGGATGCGAGTCCGCCGGTCAGGGCGTTGATGGTTCTGGCCTGGGCGGATTGCCGCCCCTGTGGGCTGCTCGGCAGGAATAGCCCCTGGTTCCCGCCGATCGCCGCGTTCTCCAGCGCCGTCGCGTAGTCCAGGCCTGCGGCCCTCCACTCGGCCAGCTTGTCCACGGCCATCTGCCTCTGCTCGGGCGTGGCCTTCTTGCGTTTTGCCGTGCTGTGCCACACGTCCCAGTGCTGCCGGTTGATCCAGTCGGGAGGTTCAAACGCGGGCGCTCGCGCCGGTTTTCTGTCTTTCTTAGTGTCTGGTGTCTGGTTACTGGGGACTGGGGACTGGAGAGCATTGCGACCGTCATGCGATCCGGATGCGTTAGCATTGCGTTCGCTATCCGTTTGCATATACGGTTGTGATGCGTTCGCATTGCGTTCGTCTTGCGGTTTCGACCACCTGGCGTTCGCACTTGCACGCGCTTTTTCTTGCTTGGCAATGTACCGCTGCAGGTCAGCATCGCACCGGGCCTGGTGCCAGCCATCAGCCTGCAAGGTGAAAAACTCCTGCAGCACCGACTCGACGGCCTCGCGCTCCTCCTTGGTTCGGGCGCCCACCAGGCGCTGCACTTGCTTGACGTCGGCCGGCAGCGGGCGCTCGGTCGCGTAGTACTTGCGGATCATCCGGATGTAGGCCGCATCCTCGACAAACGTCAGGTGCGCCGTTGCCTCGGCATAGTCACCAATGTGGTGCTCGTAGTAGTTCATGCGCGAGCCCACTCCCTCTCATGCCGCCCCGCCGTAGACAGCACCGTCTTGCCAGTCGGCGCAATCTTCCCCATCCGCTGCAGCTCAGCCAATCGCCGACAAACAGCCACGCCGGTCAAACTCGTGCGCGCCGCGATGCCGTCCTTGCCCATCGGGCCGCGGGCTGCCCAGACTGAGGCGGTGATGGCTTTGGTGTCGGTCATGCGGAATACTCCATCTCCGCCGTCTCGCAGAACAGCCCGCAGGATGGGATCGGTTCTGCGCGGTGGATCTTTCCGGCCGGCAGTTCGCGCAATCCAAACCTCTGGCCCTTCAATGGCCCGGACCTGTGGGTCAGGATGTAGGCGTTCTCGCCGTGCAGCGCGGCCACCTTGTCCTCGGCCTGGGCGAGTCGTTCGAACTGCTCGGGGAAGTCCTCTCGGATGGCGCGGAAGTAGCCCTGACCACCCTTCACGCACCCGATGCAGTTGGCGTTGTCGTAGCCCAGCAGGTACATCTCTGGCAGCTTGATGCCGTCGCGCTCGACCATCGCCTTGCA